CCTTGTGAGGAGTCTCGCCTAGATAGGTTCGGTTCCGCAGAATCAAATAAAGAGCTCCCCGGGAGAATGATGCACCACCTGAGCTGTTGCCCGAACTGCTCACCCGGATTTTGCTCTTCACCCCGCACTGGTCGAGGTATGCTTTCAGCTTCTTCACGCAGCCGAATTTGAGATAAAGCTCGAAGATATCACGAACCTGCTCTGCTTCCTTTTCGTTGATAATCAGGTGACGGTCCTTGATGTCATAACCGAGAGGTACGGGACCACCCATCCACATGCCCTTTCGTTTTGATGCCGATATCTTGTCCCGGATCCTCTCTCCTGTCACCTCCCGTTCGAACTGGGCAAAGGAGAGCAAGACATTCAGGGTAAGCCGGCCCATCGAAGTGGTGGTATTGAACTGTTGTGTGACGGAGACGAAGCTTACGCCGCGAGCATCGAAGACCTCGATGATCTTGGCGAAGTCGGCCAGACTGCGTGTCAGCCGATCTACCTTGTAGACGACAACCGTGTCGACCTTTTTGGCTTCGATGTCCGCCAAGAGGCGCTTGAGGCCGGGGCGCTCCATGGTGCCGCCGGAATAACCTCCGTCATCGTACTGGGCGTCGATGGCACGCCAGCCCTCCTGGCGCTGGCTAAGAATGTAGGCCTGACAGGCTTCGCGCTGGGCGTCGAGCGAGTTGAAGGATTGCTCAAGCCCTTCCTCAGAGGACTTTCGGGTATAGATGGCGCAACGGATGAAACGCTTGTGTAAGGTGCTCATGAGCGGTACCCCTTGAGACCGAAGAACAGGGGACCCGACCAGCGGGTTCCGGTGATTAACCTGGCGATCGCGGAGAGGCTCTTGTAGTGCTCCCCGTTGTACTCGAAGCCGGCCTCGCCGACTGTTACGTGGTGCGTCTTCCCCTCCCACTGGCGAATCAGCCTCGTTCCTGGCTTGATTTGCAGCGGACCCGCACACTGCGCGCCGGTATTCTTAGGATCTCGATGGAAGCTCGCGGCCAGTTCCCGAAGCCGGCGCTTGACCTCCGGCTTCAGACCACCATAGGCCTGCTCCTGCAACTTGTAGGCAAGCAGTGGCACCAGGAGCGGCTTACGAATGTGGGGTGGCGGGGCTTGTTTCAGCGCCAGCCGCCACTTGGCCTGCAATTGGGCAATGTTCATCTTCGGTAGTGCAGCAATCTCGACTTCGAGCCTTTCAGACACCTGCGAACCTCCTCTCCGGTGTCCACATTTCCGCTCTGTTGGGGCTGGAAGTCAAGTCTTATTTAGCCATTACGCACGGCTTGCCCCCTTTGAGCGACCGATCGGTTAGCCGCTCGCCGGGGGCAAAAAGTCAAGCAGAATTCAATCGAAATAAGAGAAAATAGGAACGCTCCATCTAGCAGTATTCGTACACCCGAGGCGGCCAATGATATGGGAATTTAATTGGTGGATATGCATGGTTTGTCAAAGCATCCAGTGCCTGCGAGGTTGAATCGACTTGATCATCATGCTTGGTTCCGGGAAAGCCCGTAATCTCCTGCTCGTATTCATCGAGCCACGCCGCCTGTTTAGGCAGGTGTACTCTGCCATTCTCAAATTTGATTGACTGTGCAGCCAGGCGCATCAGCTTGTCGCTGCCTTGCTGCGGGTTGTAGGCCTCCAGGCACCAGATGTCTCCATACTTGAGTTCTTGAAGCATGGATGTGCCCGATCCCCTGTCCTCTATCAGAACCTTCAGCGGATTATACTTCTTGAAGAGATCAAGAATTGCACGTTTCAACTCGGGGAAGTTCAATCGCTTGCGAAAGACGTCAAGCAAATAGAAGTTCCCATCAAAAGTTCCCCAGGTCGTGCAGACACTGTAGTCGTTGAACTCGCCGCCCTTATTTGCCGTGTCCCAGCTTTGCAGAGTGTAATCCATTTTTTGCGGCCTGGTTTCGTAGTAGCGAATCCACTCCCGCTTGATCACGCCTCCCTCGCGCGATGCGGGACTTTGTTGGTACTGGCTTTGAAAGTTGTATTCGCCAACAGCATCACGGATATTCCGGTAGATTTCGATAGAGTCGCGCTCCGGATGCAAGGCCTCTCTTGCCTTGCGCACGTAGAGATGGTTTCCCAACGGGCCCTCGATTGGATAGCTCTCGTCCTGCTCGGCGATGGCAGGGAGCGATAGCACATCCCAGTGTTCGCGATCCATTACCTCGCCGACGAGGTCCCCCTGGTGTAGCCGCTGCATCACAATGATGATCACGCCGTTCTCTTTGCTGTTCAGCCTGCTTAAGAGCGTATTGAAGTACCATTCGTTCGCAGCTTTGCGGCGTGTCTCTGACAGGGCGTCGTCCGGTTTTAGAATGTCATCGATGATGATCACATCAGCGCCGCGGCCGGTAAGCACTCCACCGACTGACGTTGACATGCGAAATCCCTGAGAAGTCGTCAAGAATTCATTCACCGATTGTTTGTCTGGCGATAAGGCCGTCCCGGGAAAGAGACAGCGATAGAACGGGCTGCTCATCAGGGTTCGACAATCTCTCGCGTGTTTGTCGGCCAGATCCTGCCCATAGCTTACACAGATGATTTGCCTTGAGGGATCATGCCCGAGCAGCCAGGCGGGGAAGGCGACGCTGGCTGCGTGTGACTTCAATGTGCGTGGAGGCAGATTGATGATCTGCCGTTTTGTTTTACCGGCGCGGCATTTTTCAAGGGTTGAGGCGAGCAGCTCAATGTATGGACTGGCCATGAATGTGGCCTGCGGGTTGAGCTCTAAGAAGGAGCGTTCGATGAAGCTCGTCAGGTCATTCCGTAGGATGACTTGATATTCGTCTGCAGAAACTCCGTTTGAAGCACTCATTACGATTCCTTTCTCTCTGTTTCTGGGCTGGTGGATGTAGCCTCGGTGCTTATCTGTGCCATACGGCGCAGCATGTTTTGCATGACCTGTTGGTCCATCTCATGCGAAGTGAGTGGTGACACTCCAGAATTGGTAGCCTCTTCTGACGTTCGGACCAGGGAGAAGAACTCGCGTTGAGAGCGAATATCCCCTTGTGCAGCCTTGTTTCCTAGTTGCATCACTGTGGCCTCCAGCTTGGTCACCGAACGTGAACCGTGAGGGCCGTTCACCCGAACAGGTTGTCGGCTTTCCCGCAGCACAACGGTGGCAAGGTTTTTGGATCCCTTGGGGCGCCCCTTCGGATTTCCCGACTTCCCCTTTTCGAATTGGCCGCTCTTCGGCGGCTTGGCATAGCCAACCTCATACGGAAGTTCGTTTTTAGACATGGGCTTTCTCCTTCAACGCAGCGACTTCGTTAAAGCGTTTGCCGCTCTCTGCGTGGATTGCGTGTGAGCCTGTATCGCGTTGCCACCGTCTGATGGCGGTATCTACATAGACCGGATCAATTTCGATCCCATAACAGATCCGCCCGGTCCGCTGCGCTGCCATCAAGGTGGAGCCTGATCCCAAGAACGAGTCCAGAACCAGATTTCCTGGAGCCGAGCAATCCAGGATGGCGTCGGCCACAAGTGCCACTGGCTTCACTGTGGGGTGCAGGGCGAGGAGGTTTCCTTCGTCGCTCTGCTGTTGGGAGAGACCGCGCACTGCCGGGTACTCCCAGACGTTGGTCCGGTAGCGGCCATACTTTCCGAGCTGAATATTATTGCGGTTGCGGGACTTGCCGTTCCGAAAGACAAACACAAGTTCATGGCGGGAGCGGTAGAAGGATCCCTGGCCTCCGGTATTCTTCGCCCAGACACAGAGGTTGAGGAGCGTGTCATAGGCCTGCCCGCCAGCTGCGAGCATCTCCCGCAGGTGTCTCCAATCTGAGAAAGCGAAATGGACAGATCCGGAGATGGTGTACCGGGCTAACAGGACGAAGCTGTCGGTCAAGAACTTCGTAAACTGCGCCTCATCCATTTCGCCTGAAGCCATCTTGAAGTCTCCGTGCTTTACGGCGCCCTTCCCGCTCACATTTCCTTCAATGACGAGGTTGTAAGGCGGGTCTACAAAAGCCATATGAGCTTTATGGCTCCCCATCAGAACTGAAAAGGAAGCCTCTTCAAGCGCGCTACTGCAGAGGATTTTGTGCTTGTCCAGTAGCCACAGGTCGCCTGGCTTCGTGACCGCAGTTGCAGCGTCAACCGGCTCTATAGTGTCATCTGGATCTTCTTGCGTCGCTTCCTGCAGGATCAGATCAATTTCTGGGACCTCAAATCCTGTGATCGTGACATCGAAGTCAGCACAATCCAGTGTCAGCAAATGCTGCAGTTCGATGGCAAGAATCTCTTTGTCCCAGCCGGCGTTTTCGGCTAGCTTGTTGTCGGCGATTATGTACGCGCGAATCTGCTCCTCAGTAAGTCGGTCGAGCCGAATCGTTGGCACCTCCGTCATGCCAAGGAGCTTCGCCGCCTTAACCCGGCCGTGGCCTGCAAGGATTCTGTTGTTGGAATCAACCAGGACTGGGTTGGTGAACCCGAATACCCGGATGCTTTCGGCGATCTGTCGGATCTGACGCATTGAATGCATGCGAGCGTTTTGTGGATGAGGTTCAAGTCGATCGAACTTTTGATAAACGATGTTGAGTATTGAAGCATTCTGTGAACTCATTAATGGCTCCTTAAACAGCAAATGTTGACACGGCACTTCGCAGCCGTAGTGACTGTTGGCTTGCCTCAGGGACACGAGGCGAAATGGATTTGCGGAGACGATGGACTGATAGGTAGTACTCACCAAGTGGCGAGTAGTTGTTAAGTTCCAAATAGCGAATACCGATGAGCAGCTCGTTCGATCTGACGATAGTCGCCCTTCAGGATTTTGAACTCACACGTGCCTTGCGATGCCGAGGGGGCATTATCGAAGGGAGCTTTATAGAACGAGACGATGGATTGGAACTGTGGAAACCGATTCAGAATAATCCTAGAAATGAAAAAGGAACCGAGTGAGCGGTTCCCTTAGGATTATGAAAATAGATTCCTCGCAGTTACAGGCTGCGAGAGCCACGCGGTAGTTAGCCCCGATCTTATGGCGTCGGGGAACCATGCGAGCACCTGCGAATACCGATCGTCAGGCGGGTCGGCTATCATTCTCAATGCGGAGCGCCCTGTGCAACTCAGCATAATCAATTATACACGAGTCTATATATTACAGCATCACTACCCAATGGCCACAGAGGGGCATCTAGTTATTATGCTGGTCTACCGCCACCTCTCCGAGCACTCTCGCGCAAAATCGAGCACCATGGCGATGTTTTCCTTGTCGATTACAGAGCCGGTGGGGTTGCCAGGGTTGATGATGCAGATGGCCTTGACCGTCGTGCCCTGAGCACGGGCCACGCGAAGGGAGTCATCAAGCATGGAGCGGTTGAGCTTCCAGTGGTCGGCTTCGTCGAGGTAGTAGGGAACGATACGCCCATCGTAAAGCGTGATGGCGGCACTGTAGAGCGGGTACTGGGGGATGGGAATCATAATGCCGTCAGCAGGCGAGGCCAAGAGGAGCTTGAGAATCGTTTGCACGCCTTTGCTTGCGCCGTCGGTGAGGAAGTTGGCCTCCGGATCAACGCCGACTCCGTCGCGCTCTCGGATAAATTCCGCCACTGCTTCACGGATGAAGCGCAGGCCCTTGCTCTCGCTGTAAGCGCCCATTACGTGCCGGCTTCCTTTGAGGATGTCCTGTGCGGTTTCGATCGCGTCGGCAGGAAAACATCGGGAGCGAGATCCATCAACGCGGGGTACTCGCTGAGGGCAAGAATCTGGCGCAGCCCGGTGAGAGGCCTTTGCCCCAGCGACTGCGGGTTACCGATGTTGCAGTAAATGATTTCCTTGCCCTGCTTTTCCAATTCCTGCGCGCGCGCAACGATGAGGCCGCGCACAGCGTTATTCGGTCGCCAATACCGCAACTCCGAGATCCTTCTTCTGTATGGTTATATTTTCACCTTGGCGAAGACGGGGATAAAGAGGCCCCGGCTTGAAATGGGGTTGTCCCAGGCATTGCGTTGTGCCTCGCGCTGAAGATCATCCGCGTTGAGGAAATTGTTCCCCCTCCTCGCGGATAGTTATTGAAGTGTTGCAGAGACTTAGACCAAGCCCTGATCCAGCATTGCATCGGCGACTTTGAGGAAGCCGGCGATGTTGGCGCCGTTCACCAGGTTGCCCGGCG